CAACGGATTCATCGGCGACCTCGACAAACAGTTCCCGTCCTACCTAAGCGCATGGGAAACCGCACTCATCCTGCCGTACTTCGACACGCACTATGTCTACGTGCACGAAGGCACGGCGATACTCGAGCATGAGAAACGGGAACACACTTTGTATCAAGGCATGTTCGCAGTAGTACCCGGAATCGCAAGAATCCATGGCGGAAAGGGAATCGTCGTGTCCCGCAAGGATTATCTCGGCATGTTCCAAATCGGCGGACCAGTCGAACACGAAGGCAGACTGAAATACATTGACGGTTGCACCGATTCATTGCTGGCATCACCAGTGCGGTTCGGCGACCCGTGCCTCAACCTGCTGTTCTTCCCGCCAGACATCGACCAAACGGTGCACAACCATCCGAGCGACCGTATCGGCATGATTATGTCGGGCAAGGGACGATGCCACGCATGGAATCACGGCAAAGAGGAAATAATCGACCTAACACCCGGAATGATTTTCTGCATCCACACCGACGGTTACCACAAGTTCTCGACACCGTACGGACAACACATGCGTGTTCTGGCGTACCATCCCGACAGCGACTTCGGACCAACCGACGAATCACATCCGATGATAAACAGAACCATCGTTGCGGGCGTAAGTGCGAGCAAACTCAAAGACATCCAAACGAAGTAATGCCGATACAACGCCCGTGCCTGTGGTGTCGGAAGTTGGCGTTAGGGACAAGGTGCGAGGAATGCGAAACAAAATATCAGGCCGCAAGAATAAAGCGGTTGAACGCACGCCCAAAACGGCAAAGACCGCACTATTCAGGCAGTTACAAGCGACGTGCAAAGAAGTTAGTGGCGAAGGCGGAATCATGTTGGATTTGTGGTGGAGGCCGACGTGACCACGACCCGTTCACTGCAGACCATGTCATTCCGGGTGACCCGAGTTCACTCCTGCTTCCAGCGCACAGGTCGTGCAACAGTAGACGAGGGAACCGTATCGCAGGGGTGTGACTATGCCGCAAGGTAGAAAACCACGCCCCGTCGAACAAACCATCCGATTAGGTAATCCGGGTAAACGGAAACTACCTACGGTGCAACCCATCCTGACGACGACGCAGGAAAAAGAACCGCCGAAACCTCACCGATTCCTCATTCACGGAGTAGACGGAAGTCAAGGACCCGGTGAGCGTTTGTGGAACGACATCTGGACTTCTGGTGCGGGGTGGCTCCGATTCGAAACCGACGCAGAAATGGTGATGCTGGTATGCGAACAAACAGACGAACGTGCCGTTCTCCGTATGCGCCTGCTCAACGGCGGTGACTGGCGTGACAGGGCGCAACTCCGTGCGCTAGAAAAACTCATCGCACAGAACCTCAGCTCACTCGGCTTCACACCCACCGACAGAGCACGGCTCGGTGGCGCAAACCAACCGCTCGACGAACTATCGGCATTCCGTCAGAAGGTGCAGGCGAAGCGTGCGAGCGCCTGAAAAGAGTTGGAAGCCCGCTTACTACACGAAATCGAAATACGCACCTACGGACGGCAGGGACATCGCAGAGTTCGCAGAACGCTACCTCTCGCTATCAAAAGGAGTTCGTGCCGGCTCACCACTTCGGTTCACTACATGGCAACAATGGTTGCTCGACAGTCTGCTGGAACGGCGACCCGACGGAAGACTGCGGTACCGCCGTGCGCTAATAGGTCTGCCACGCAAACAAGGCAAATCACTGATGGGTTCCGCACTCGGTTTGTACGGTCTGCTTGCGGGTGAGGCGGGAGCCGAAGTGTATTCGGCGGCTGGCGACAGACGACAGGCTCGCATCGTGTTCAACGAAGCAAAGCAACAAGTCCTCAACTCGCCGTTGCTGTCGCAAGCCTGCAAGGTGTATCGGGATGCTATCGAGGCACCGATGTTCTCCTCTGTGTACAGGGTTGTTTCGGCTGACGCCAAACGCCAAGCAGGTCTGAATCCGAGCCTCGTCATCTTCGACGAGTTGTGGGTGCAACCAAACGACGATTTGTGGGACCAACTCACCCTCGGTTCGGGTGCCCGTGTAGACCCGCTCGTTGTCGCCATCACGACTGCGGGCTACGACATCGACACACTCTGCGGTCGGCTCTACAACTACGGCAAATCCATCGTCGGCGGAGAACACAAAGACGACGCTTTCGGTTTCTTTTGGTGGGAAGCCGCGAACAACTGCAAACTGCGAGACAGACGGGCGTGGCGCATTAGTAACCCGAACCTCAACGACGGACTACTCAGCCTCGAAGACATGGAAACTTCGGTAACGCAATCCACCGAAGCCGCCTTCCGACGCTTCCGCCTCAACCAATGGGTGCGTGTCGAGGAATCATGGCTTCCACCCGGTTCATGGGAGAAGTGCTACTCCGACCAAACGATAAACCGACAAGACGAAACCTTCGTCGGTATCGACATGGCATTGAAGCACGACAGTATCGCAGTCGTTGTCGCCCAACCGCAGAAGGACCGAATCGTTGTGGAAGCGAAGATTTGGCAACCCAAACAAATCGGTGTCGACGTGGCGGAAGTCGAGCACTACCTCCGCTCGTTGCACCGCAACCTGAACGTCAAGGAGTTCGCCTACGACCCCGCCTACTTTCAGCGGTCTGCCGAAGCGTTGGTAGATGACGGATTGCCGATGGTCGAGTTCCCGCAGACCTCTGGACGCATGGTGCCTGCATGCGGACACACCTACGAAATGATTACCAACGGCAAGTTGGCGCACGACGGTTCACCTACTTTTACCGACCAAGTGCTGTCGGCAGCTCAACGAATGACGGATACCGGCTGGCGGTTGAGCAAAGGCAAATCGAAGCGCAAGATAGATGCCTGCATCGCACTGGTGATGGCCGTGGACCGAGCAACACGGAGAGCCGAAGAACAAGGTACTATTTCGGTGGTAGATGTATGGGCGAACGACTCCTAACAGCGATAGAAATCATCGGCGGCATACTTGTCGTCATCGGCGTTGCCATGTTGTCGGTGCCGGCTGGCTTCATTGTTGCGGGCATCCTCACCATTATCGGTGTAGAGGCTGGTAGCTAATGGGTATTTGGCGTAAAACCGAACAGCGTGCGTTGCCGCTCAGCATCGACCCGAACCAAATCTCGGCACGACCGTACTATCCGAACTATTCGGGTGAACTTGTCACCGAAGCAACGGCGTTCGGAACATCTGCGGTCATCGCCGCTGTCTCGATACTCGCCGACTCCATCGCCGCAATGCCGTTGAAAATGTACCGACAGCGAGAGTCACGGCTCGAACCCGCACGCACACCGCAAGTCCTCATACAACCAAACAAACATCAAGGCATGTTCGAGTTCGTGCACGAAGCCATCGCAACAATGGCAATCCACGGCACCGTCTTTATCTACTCGCCGATAGATGACAACGGTTTCCCGCTAGAACTACGGAACATCCACCCGAACAAAGTTCGAGTCATCGTCGACGACCTCGGACAAAAGAGTTACGACATCAACAAACAAATCTTCGGCGACGACGAAATCGTACAAATCAACTGGATGGTAATGCCGAACCGCCACATCGGATACAGCCCGCTAGAAATGTTGCGGAACACCGTCGGCACACTCATCGCCATCGACAGATTCCTCTCAGCGTTCTACGGCGACGGTGCGACACCGTCGAGCGTCCTTGAAACCGACCAACAAATCACCTCCGAACAAGCGAACATCCTCCGCAACAGTTGGGAAGACGCACATTGGAAGCGTCGACGTCCCGCCGTACTGACGGGCGGACTCAAATGGAAACCGATAACCGCAAGTGCGAGCGACATGGACACCAGCAACTTCCGAGAAGCAGTTATCAGGGACATCGCACGTGCGTACCGCATCCCTCTCCACATGATGCTGGTATCCGGCGGGGAAGGTTCGCATCAGACCTACCAGAACATCGAGTCGGCTGGCATCAACTTCGTGCGCCACACCCTGCTTCCTTGGATGCGCCGTTTGGAAGATGGCCTCGGCAAGATGTTCCCGTACCCGATAGTCCTCCGCTTCGACGCCGACTCCCTGCAACGAGCCGACAGGATGACCCGAGTTAAGTCGCAACAAATCCAAATCTTGTCGGGTGTGTTGTCACCGAACGAAGTTCGTGCGGAAGAAGGTCTCGAACCCTACGAAGGCGGTGATTCGTTCTACGCCCCATCACAGACCCCGAATATCGGTACCGACCCATTACCGCCAGAACGAG